AAGCGGAACAATTTCCTGTGGAATGTCGAGACCGAAATCTGCCTTGACTCTGTCTGCCTGGGACATCTTGGGCATCCGTGGATCCACACCGGCAGGTCCCTGTGATGCGAAAATTGCGTTCTTCTGCTCTCTATCGTCTGACATGTTGATTGCTTTCTCCTGTGTTTATTAGCTTATAACAAAGCATGTTCAAGTAAATAGAGCATCGAAAAAAACTGATCCCATATTCGATCGCTGAATAACACGTCGACTTTTATTAAGTAATTTAAGCAGGGAAACGATAATTAAGCGAATTAAGGTGAACAATGGCCATTAATCATCCGATACAAGGCGAAAGCTTCGTCGCAGCATACCAGATATCAGCAACACCATACGTGACATCGTCTACTGTGTTGCTAGGTGAAACAAAAGAGATCGTGTTTCCACAAGTGACAAGATTCATCACGTTGAAGAACTCGTCGCCGTCGTCGAACGTCATGGCCGTATCATTCACAGCCAACGGATTGAAATCTGCAAATTCCAACTACTTCATCCTAAGCGGATCGGAGTCTTTTTCGGGAGAGCTGAGGACGGACAGGATATTCGTGTCGGGTAGCGCAGGAAACTCCGTGTTCTCTCTCGTGGCGGGCTTGACGTTCATTCCGTCAAAAATGTTGACTCCAATCACAGGATCAAACGGATTTTCAGGCGTAGGATGACGAGAGTCCATGGGATCTGCAAGCGGTTTCAACAACGGTTTTTCTGACAACCTGGGACCTGACGGTTTCGGAAACGGATTTTCTTACACAAATGTGACTGTCACTGAAGGACTTGTTCTTCGATACGAGACGAGTGATACCGCTTCGTATCCAGGCTCAGGGACAACTGTGACAGACTTAATGGGAAACAGTAATGCAAGTCTCTCTAATTCTCCTTCGTACAGTGGCGGACGTCTCAGCTTTAATGGAACCAATCAATATCTCCTGACGAACACTTCGTTGGGTTCAAAAGTTCCCACGGACGTCACGACCATTGTGATGTGGGCATATCCATCTGGTAACGGCGTGCTGTTGTCAGAAAGAGGAACTCCTTCTCTTGCTTCTGACTGGCATGAATCTGTCTTAGAGATGGTGGGCGGAACGATGCAATTTGGTCTATGGGATGGCGCATCTATAACTTCCGTCGTGTCGTCTGTGGCGACGCCTCTCGACAAGTGGTATCAGTTTACTGTGGTCTATGACGGAACAAAATTAAAGTCTTACGTCAATGACGCGGAGGCAGGATCAGTTACATTTTCACGTCTAAATCCGATAGAAGGTGCAACAGGACTGCACTACTCGATCGCAGCAGGCGACTCAACCAACATGGGAAACGGAAACTATGCAAACATGAAACTCGGTCAGTTTCTTGTCTATAATAGAGCGTTGTCTTATGCAGAGGTACAACAGAATTTCAGGTCTAGCAAATCTTCGTATGGAAGATAAATAGACCCATAGCTGAAATTAAGGAAAAATCATGGCAATCACGATAAAATCACCAGTCTCTATTAATTCTTCTACGAAGTTTGGTCCTTCTGGGTCACCTCCCGCAACACTCGAAGCACTTGTAGTCGCAGGTGGCGGCGGAGGAGGATGGTCATATGGAGGAGGAGGCGGTGGAGGAGGATTTAGAACTACTTCCTCATTTTCTGTAGTAAGAGGTACTTCTTATACAATAACGGTCGGTGCCGGAGGCGCCGGCGGTACAGGAATAGATAACAGAAGCGCAAGCGGTTCAGCTAGCTCCCTTCATACTTTTCAGTCTGCGGGTGGAGGCGGAGGGGCTAACGTTAGAGGAAGCTCAGTGGGAGCATCAATGGCAGCCTTAACAGGAGGATCTGGTGGAGGAGGTTCAGGACTCAATTCTGGTTATGAATATGCTTCGCCTTCAGGCGCTGCAGGAAACACACCAGCTACATCTCCTGTGCAAGGGTATGCAGGAGGAAATGGCGCAAACTCCACTGCAGACCCGGGCCGCGGCGGCGGCGGTGGAGGCGGCGCAGGGGCTGTGGGAGGAGCAGGAAATGACTCTAAAGGTGGCGACGGCGGCGCGGGCGCAAGTTCTTCTCTGACGGGAGCTGCGGTTACTTATGGGGGTGGCGGTGGCGGTGGATCAATGAGAACAAATCCCGGTTTTGGAGCTGGGGGCGCAGGAGGCGGTGGTCGAGGAGGAAATGCAAATGGAGGAAGCACAGCAGGATCCACAAATACAGGCGGCGGCGGTGGGTCAGGAGGATATAACGGTGTAGCAAACCAATCTGGACAGTCTGGTGGTAGCGGAATCGTCATCATCAGGCACCCAGACACCTATTCACAAGCATCCACGACAGGTAACCCTACGGTTACAACTTCAGGCGGATATATAATCTACCAGTTCACGGGTAGCGGAACAATTAGTTGGAGTTGATGGAGTATAACACATGGCACATTTTGCAAGATTAGATCAGAATAACGTAGTCACAGAAGTATGTGTGGTCAACAACTCAGTGATCACAGTTAACGGAGTAGAGTCAGAAGCGGCGGGTGTCGCATTCATGAAGTCAATCACGGGACACGACTCCTGGCGACAGACGAGCTACAACGCGTCATTTAGGAAGAACTATGCCGCAGCAGGATACTCCTACGATGCAGTTCGTGATGCATTCATCGCTCCGAAGCCTTTCGCATCGTGGGTCTTGGACGAAGCCACTTGTCTCTGGAATCCTCCTGTCGCATATCCGACGGATGGTGGCACATATGTGTGGGATGAGGCGTCAGGTAGCTGGGTTGCAACAACCCCCTGAAGCAGTCTCTCGACTGTGAGATTATTGAAGTTTTTGACAGTCAAATCCTAATACTTATTGAGGGCTCGTAAGTTTTTTGAGGCTAAGCTTACGAGCCCTCTTTGTCACATATCAATCAATTCTTCTCGTGAGAGTCCATATATAAGATTATCTACGATCTAATTCATGGCTATCGCGATAAACTCTCCTACGGTTATTAACGGTTCAACAATATTCGGAAGCAGGCAGCAGGCACCTACGTCTGTAGAATACCTCTTGATTGCCGGAGGTGGCGGCGGTGGAGCAGCATCAGGCGGTGGCGGTGGAGATTCATGGCCTAACAACTCTCTTGGTGGAACAGGAACTGCAGGACCTCCTCGACAAGGCTATAACGGCGGATTTGGTGGAAGAGGAACGGGCGGAGAGCAGGGTGCAGGCGGCGGCGGTGGAGCTGGGGCTCAAGGATCAAACAGAAGCGGAGCCAGTGGCGGAGCAGGTGGCATAGGAGCTTTAAGCAGCATCACAGGCACATCAACATACTATGCAGGCGGCGGTGGCGGAGGTGGATCTACTGTCGGAAGCGGAACATTTGGAGCAGGCGGTGAAGGTGGCGGAGGTAATGGAGCAGTATCACCAGGGAACCCAACAACAGGAACAATAAACACGGGTGGCGGAGGCGGAGGTTCAAGAGGGCTCGGGACAGGAGCCGCAGGTGGATCGGGTGTGATCATAGTTAGACACCCCAGCATATTTAAAAGAGCAACTGTAACAGGAAGCCCTGTAATTACAAACTCAGATGGGTACACTGTATATACTTTCACAGGAAGTGGAACAATTCAATGGGAGTGATCAGTATTTTTAAATCATTTAGAACAGTGTATAATTAGGCCGTATCTTTCAGTCGTAAGTTGTCACATGATGACACATGTCTGAAAGATATTTTTAATAAAATTCTACGGAGGAAACGTGGCACACTTTGCAAAGATAGATGAAAACAACACAGTGGTTGAAGTTTGCGTGGTAAACAATGACGTCATAACTGTCAATGGTATAGAGTATGAAGCTGCAGGAATTTCATTCATGCAGTCGATAACGGGTCACGCTAATTGGCGTCAGACGAGCTACAACAGCTCTTTTAGAAAGAACTACGCAGCACCCGGGTACAGCTACGATGTCTCGAGAGATGCATTTGTACCACCTCAGCCTTTTGCTTCATGGGTTCTTGAGGAATCTACGTGCAGATGGCAGCCTCCAGTTGCAGCTCCGAGCGACGGAAATGCTTATTCATGGGATGAAGATTCAAAGAGCTGGGTCGCAGTATCGGCACCATAAAGATTGTAAAGGTCATTAAAAATGTCAATTTCGATTAATTCTTCAACAAGGGTAAATTCTTCTACTAGAATAGGTTCAGGCGGCGGCGGCGGCGGCGGTGGAATCGCACCTTCTACGCTCGATTATCTGGTTGTTGCAGGCGGCGGCGGCGGAGGAACTCGCCACGGTGGCGCAGGCGGCGCAGGTGGTCTCTTGTCAGGCAGCATCTCAGTGGCATCGAGCACAACATACACCGTGACAGTTGGTGGAGGAGGATCGGGACGTGACGAAAGATCTTCGAGCTATGGATCAAGCGGTCCAGGAACAAAGGGAAGCGCTTCAGTTTTCTCTACAGTGACATCGGAAGGCGGTGGCTTCGGCGCAGGGTATCCCACTGCAGGCGGAACGGGAGGCTCAGGAGGAGGTGGAGCTGGATACGCACCGGGTGCCGGAGGTGCAGGTACAGCAGGACCTCCACGACAAGGCTATAACGGCGGAGCAGGTAGCTCTCTCTCGGGCGGAGCCGGTGGCGGAGCAGGAGCTGTAGGTGGTAATGCAACTGGAAGCGGCGGTGGAACAGGCGGTGTAGGTCTTCAAAGCTCCATAACAGGAACTGCCACATATTATTCAGGTGGCGGCGGCGGTGGTGGATACAACGGAGAAGCGAACGGCGCGGGCGGCAACGGCGGCGGTGGTGCAGGTTCTACGCAAAATAACGCGGCAACTGCAGGCACAACAAATACGGGCGGAGGCGGGGGCAGCGGCGGCGGTGGAACAGGAAACGGTGCCGGTGGCAACGGTGGCAGCGGAATAGTTGTTGTTCGCCATCCTGACACCTATGCACAGGCAACCGTTACAGGAAGCCCAACAATAACAACATCAGGTGGATACATCATCTATAAGTTCACAGGCAGTGGAACGATTCAGTGGAGCTGATTTCGTTTTTAAGAAATTAGAACAACTAGAGACTGAGACCAAGAGGTCGAATTTGGGAAACCGGATTCGACCTCTTTGCTGCGTGCGTGACCTCGCACAGCTGATTTAATAAAAAGAACGATTAAAACATCGTTCATTTTAGTACGATTATTTCTTGGACCTCGCCGTGGGTCGCATCGTGGCAGAGAGAACACAGAACCTTGCCGCTCACATCGTTCTCTGTGTGATACCACGACACCCACTCTGCGAAGCACTCCTTTCGGTCCCAGTCGTCTCCCGGCTCACCGAGAGTCTCGATGCCCTTGTGCATGATCTCTGCGAATCTCTCTCCGTCGTGGTGCACCTCGAGGTCCCTGGTGGTGTCGCAACGAGAGCACTTGAAGCCTGCGGCCTGAAGCTTGGGGAAGGCCCACGTGCGGTAGATCTTCGACCTGCAGAGGGGGCCGAGGGCAGAGGTGCCGCCACGCCACTTTGGGTGAGAAGAACCAGTCAAAGAAGGTATTGCACCAGAAAGACGATTCTCCTTCATTAGACACGAATATCTCTCTCCGTGTAGCTTGATCATAGTTTCACTAGAGCGCAACAGACGCTCATCGCTCTCTTTTGTCTTTCCTCTGTTCCAGGGATCTCGACTCCAGAGGCCTTGATCTCTTCGCTTCTTGAGGCTCTTCTCTCTGGCAGCTTCGTTGTGGCCCCAGTTGTTGTTGACCCGAGCAGAGTGGCCGCGGACAAACTTAGCAAATCCTCTCTGAAGAGACCAGAACTTGGGAGTCTCGCCGCAACCACAGGCGCATTTGACTTCGGTACCATTCAGGAATAGATGACTGTAAAGTTCGATAGACGAGAGTTTGTGTTTCTTTTGACTGTGAATTCTGATAGAATCAAGGTCGCTTGTTTCGTATTCTTTGCATACAGGACATATAAATGTGGAAAGATCCATGGTAGTAAGTATACCATGGATCTCTTTACTTGTATATTCGATGTTTGCTTTTGTTCTTTGCGATTGTCGAATGTTTAACTCAAAACTGGAGTACGCAATTGTCGAAGCGCAACGTGAGAGAGATCTCCATTGGTCCACCGTCCTCGTAGGTCACTTCGCCGAAGTTGGCTTCCGTGATGAACGCGCCCTTGATGTCCCAGAGTTCGACCACGGTTCCGACGGGATCGAGCATCTTGAGCTGGATGTCGCGCTTGTAGAAGTCGGCGTATCCAGCGCGGCCTGAGACCGATTCGAAGTGTGTGCGAACCCATTCCATGACCTGCTGTGCGCCTGAAGGAGCGATCGGATCGTGGAGTGTCACCGGAATGGTGTTAAAGGTCGTCTTGCCTGCGAGGTAACGACGGCTGTTTATGAAGGGGACTTCGACCTCTTCCGTCGCGATCGTCGGTCGAGATGTCGTCTTGATGATGTAGGCGTCGATGCCTTCAATCATGAGTACCCAACGATTCTTACGCTTGGGTTCGAATTTCGCGGGAATCATTGATTCAACGTTGAGTGTCTCAGCAGCCATGTTATTTTCTCCTTTGATCTTAGCAGAGTGATCAAGATTAACTATGAAAAAAAATTTTTTTTTACTATTTTTTTAACGAATTTATAATTCGAACAGAGGTACAAGAATAGATGGGTGCAGTTAAAGGCAGAGAGATGAGAGAGGTACAGTGTCCCCTTTGCTCCTCCTTCAAGAGCAAACGGCTGACGGCGTTCGAGGCTCACCTCGGTGGTGCTCACGCTACGACTGCGAAAGACTTGTGGGACTCCATGAACGGAGGACCCGGAAAGTGTGCGTGTGGGTGTGGCACAGAGACAAAATGGAAGAGTTGGTGGGACGGCTACTCAAGCGTTGTGAACGGTCACAACGGATCGATATACGCGGTGTGCTCTCCCGAGGAGGCCGAGGAAATATCGAGGAAGCGGTCGGATGCGCTGAGAGGTAAATCGACTTGGTCCAAGGGGCTCACGAAGGAAACGGACGAGAGAGTTCGTCTCCGCGGAGAGGCAACGGCTAGAGGTCGAAAAGCGTCATTCGACTCGGGAGCGCTGACGTCTTGGAACAAGGGTGCGAGCACTGAGTCTGACGTGAGAGTGAAGAATGCATCCGAAAACTTGAAGAAGAGATATGCGGAGGGTGAGATCGTCCCATGGGCAAAAGGTCTCTCCAAAGATTCCGACGTACGGGTTGCAAACATGGCCGCTCGGGTCTCACTAACGATGAGACGTGACAACATCCGCAGAAGACTCGACGCTATGAAACGTCTCCCTACAGAAGAGATCAAGTCGAGAATAGAAGACCTCGGAATGTTGAAGGTAATCGGCGGGCTAGAGGAGTACGTCAACGACGCACAGAAGGTGATACAAGTGGAGTGCGGGGGCTGTGGCGAGCAGTTCACAGGATCCCTCAGGTCGCTACAGTATGGTAAATGCTTTAAGTGCTCTCCTGGTGGATCGGCTGCGCAGGAGAGATTGGCCAAGTGGATTGAGAAGCTAGGAGTCGAAGTGAAGAGAAACGACAGGTCATCTCTCGACAACGGTCTCGAGCTCGACATACACGCGATAGGATCGTCTTTTGCCGTCGAATACAACGGCCTCTATTGGCATTCTCACGCGAACAGATCGACGTTATACCACTCCAATAAGACTGCGGCCGCAGGACGTTCAGGAATAAGTCTGATGCACGTATTTGAGGACGAGTGGAGGGACAAGTCAGAGATAGTCAAGTCCATGATTCTCTCCCGCCTCGGCATGTCTCCTAGCAAAATTGGGGCACGAAAATGCTCTGTGAGGGAATTGAGTTCTCAGGAGAGAAAAGCCTTCTTTGAAGAAAACCACATCGATGGCGACACTGCGGCGGCGCGCGCTTGGGGATTAGTGTACGACGAATCGACCGTCTATGCGGTATCGATCAGGAAGCCGTTCCACAAACGAGAGTCAACAATGGAAGTCGCGAGATGTTGTCCAAAGAAAGGATGCAATGTGCAGGGTGGCCTAAGTCGTCTCATGAAGACTGTAGCGGAAGAATGCAGAAAAGAAGGCATCAAGAACCTAATGACTTACGTGGACACTCGCCTCGGTGGCGCGGGCGAAGGTTACGAGAAGGCAGGTTTCAAGGCGATCAGCAAGACTCCGCCGCGATTTTGGTGGACAGACTTCACGAATCGTTTCAACAGATTCAAGTACAAGGCTGACTCGAAGAACGGACTGACGGAAGCAGCAGTTGCAGAGACCGCAGGTGTCGTGAAGATATGGGGTTGCGAGAACATAGTCTACACGATGGAAATATAGAAAGGTCAGGAATCTCTTCCTGACCCATCCATTCCGATTTCTTAGAGGTCTAGTCAGCGATTAGCTCGGACGGCTGCAGCCCAAGTACCGTCGTCGTCCTCATCTGTATCTGTCTGAGCTAACTCGTGTGCATCCTTGAGATAGTCAGCCAAACCTGTGTGGAAATGGCTGAGGGCGGCCTGTAAGTCTTCCACTTCTTCTGCCGTGACGCTCTCTCCTCGACCGTCGAGAATCATGTCGAGATTCTTTCTGTCATCGCGGGAAAGAGCAGCATAGGCTCGAGCGAAGTCCATGAGGTCGTCGACCGACATGGGCCCTTCTTCCTCTGTG